AAAAGGTTTATTAAAGATTTTAAGTAAGACTCCTGAGGGGTGGATTCCTGAGGATGTATATGTAGAATGTTTCAATAACAAGGCTCTTTTATGGGCTTTCTCGCAGGACAACCGAATAGTAGGTTTCTCGGTTCTGCAACCCCAAGGTGACAATCTACATATATGGTGTGCTTATTTTGAGCATAATCTTGATCCATGTTGGCAGGCTATATTAGATATAGCAAATGCTGGTGGAGCAAAGACAGTAACTTTTGAGTCCCATCGTAAAGGTTGGGATGTAGTAGGTAAAAAATTAGGGTTTAGACCTAAAAAATGGATAAAGGATATTTGATATGAGCGCAATTGGTAATGTAATAGGCGGATTATTTGGGGGTAGCGGTGGTCAGCAAGTAGACCAAAGAACTACAACTACAACCAATACAATTGATCCAATGCTCAAGCCTTATGTAGAGTTTGGTCTAGGCGAGGCAAGACGCTTATACGATGCGCCAGGCCCAGGATACTTCCCAGGTCAGACCTATGTTGGCCCTTCAGGAGCTACTTTATCAGCGTTCCAATCAGCAGAAAACAGAGCAACTGCTGGTAGCCCATTACTAAGGGCAGCACAAGCCGAGAACTTGGCTAATGTACAGGGTCAATACCTAGGTGGAAACCCTTTCTTTCAAGGCGCATTTAACCCTGCTGCCAAGGCTGCTCAACAATCATATTACGATGCCATCCAAAATGTAACATCTAAAGCCGCTAGTGCTGGTCGCTATGGCTCTGGTGCTTATGGTCAGCTAACAGATCGTGCCGGTGGCACTTTTGCTAATGCACTTACTGATACTGCTGGCAAACTAGCCTATCAGAATTATGCAGATGAAAGAACAAGACAGGCTGCTGCTACTGCTGCTGCACCTGGCATGGCAGAGGCAGATTACGGAGATATTCAGAAATTATTATCTTTAGGTCAGGGCAGAGAAGGCTACGAACAAACTGCATTGCAAGATCAGATCAATCGTTATAACTACGAGCAAAATCTTCCACAAGCTAAATTAAGTTCATATTTAAGTGGTGTATATGGCGCACCTAGCGGTGGTGTTTCTACATCTAATCAGCCTATCTACTCCAACCCAAGCCAACAAGCCTTTGGAAATCTGCTTGGACTTGGTGGCACATCTGCGTTGCTCTATAGCGCATTTGGGAAATAATTATGACACTATCATTTTTAGATGATCTTTTACGAGGTATCGGAAATTTTGGTGCTGATACTGATAAATTTATGAAGCGTGAAATGCCATTTGATTCTGGATGGGGTGCGCCTGCTGCTGCTGTAGCTGCATACTTTGGTGGCCCTGCTGTTTTAAGTGCATTAGGCGAAGGTGGTGCTGCTAGTCTTGGAGCAGCCGAAGGAACTGGAGCTGCTGCTGGTGGCGGTGGAATGTTAAGCTCATTAGGCGGTAGTGGCGGTGCTTTTGGTGGCGAGTTGTTTCAGTTAGGCGGTGCTGGTGCTGGTGCTGGTGGAGAAGGCGCATTGGGATTAGGTGGTATGAATGGTTATCTATCTAGCCTTGGTTTAGAAGGTGGTGGATCATTTGCTGGTCAAGGGGCTTTTCAACTTCCTGCATCTGCTTACACTCCAGAATACTTAAATATGCTTGCTGATTATCAAGGCGTAGATGCTGGCAATGCAAGCTATTTAGATAGATTGATGGGCAATACAGAGCAAGGTCTATATAAACAAGAAGGGCTTGCAAAACAAGCGTCAGCACAAACTCCAGCAGATATGCTAAAGAAAAGGGCGCAACAAAGCGCACTAAGTCAGTTATCAAAAGGCGGTTCTGCTATGCAACAACAAGGACAGCAATCACCACAGATGCAAGTACCACAAGCAATGATGAGCAGAGGGCAACCAGTAAATACAACTGCTGCATTACTCTCTTTATTGCAAGAAAAAGAAATGTTAAGACAACCAAGAATATCTTTAATCTGAGGCAAACATGGCACTAATTCCATCCTATTACGAAGGCTTACTATCAGAAGATGATATGTCATCTTTGCGTAACCAAGCATTAGCATCTGGGTTATTGGGTGCTGGTAGAGCGTTTGCTCAAGCTGGTGCGCCATCTTTAATGCCACAGGCTAGTGGTTTTACTAATGCCTTTTCAAACTTTCAAGAAGGCTATCAAGGCCAATTAGACTCTGCATTAAACAATATGCTTAAAGCTACTCAGGTTCAAGAGCTAGTGCGTAAGCAAAAAGAAGCTCAACAATTAAAACAGTTGTATGCAAGTGCAGCAACTCCTAAGTATCAAACAGTACCAAGTACACAAGTTGCTATTCCTTCAGAGGTTGGCCCTGCTGTAACTGGTGCTCCAGAATCTCAAAAGCTAGTAGGATACGACTACGATTTAACTAAGATTATTCCTATGCTACAGGCTAGTGGTAATTTTGGTGCTATCAAAGATATTGCTGAAAGCACTAAATCTTTGCGTCAGTCTGGCCTTATGAGTGGCGGTCAAGCTCCTAGCCCATTTGCTGCTTATGCACAAGCCACAAGCCCACAAGTAAGAACATTGGCTAATCAGTTAGAACAAGGCTTTAAAACTGGTGTCATTGATGAAGAAACTGCTTATAAGCGTTTAGATTCATTAGCAAGGATGGAAGATTCTTTTGTTAGCCGTCAAATTGCATCTGGCGAAAGAGCAGATAGACAAGCTCAAGCTGCTGCTGATAGAGAATTAAGACGAGCAGAAGGTAGAAAACCTACTGAGGCAGAACAAAAAGCTGCTGGATTCGCACAGCGTATGGAATTATCAGACCAATTAATTAAAGACATAGAAAGCAAAGTATATACACAACAAGCGGCAGGAAAAGATGTTGGAACAATGTATCCAACAGCTAGAACTCAAGCATTAGGAAATGTTCCTTTAGTTGGTGGATATTTAGAAAATATTGGTAGCTCTACTCAACAGCAGTTATATAAACAAGCTCAAGAAAACTGGGTTCGTGCAAATCTGCGTAAAGAATCAGGTGCAGTAATTGGCACAGATGAAATGAAAGATGAGATTAGAACTTATTTCCCACAACCAGGGGATAGACCAGAGAAGATTGCACAAAAACAATTAGCAAGACAAGTAACTCAAAACGCAATGAAAACTGCTGCTGGCGCATCTTATGTTCCATTTGATATAAAACAGTTTAAAAAAGATAGAGAGTTAGAATAATGGCATACGAAAAGTTTGAAAAAGTTATTCGTAATGTAGATAAATTATTAGCTAATCCTGATGTTAAGCCAACAGAGATTAATCAATATTTGAACGCAGAAGGCTATACAGCATCTAGATTTAAGAGTGCTGCTGAAAATTATTCTAAGGCTAAAGGCGCAACTTCTACATATGGAAATATTGAAGCTGGTATTCAAGGTCTAACATTTGGATTTGGCGATGAGTTTGAGGCGGTCATTAAGACCCTTAAAAACAAAAGACCATACGAGCAAAACTTAGCTGCGGTTCAATTTGCTAAACAAGAATTTGAGGCAGAAAAGCCTTATCAAGCTATGGCATCTGAGATCGCTGGTAGTTTGCCGGTGGCGTTTGCTGCTGGTAAAACTGCTGTACAACTAGCTGGTAAATCTCCACAAGTTGCAAATCTATTATCTAAGATTCCATCTAGCTTTAGCACAGTAGCAAGCACATCTGGAGCTGGTGCTATTGGTGGTGGATTAACTGGTGCTGGTACTGCTCAAGAAGGCGAAAGAATGGCAGGAGCAGAAAGGGGCGCAATACAAGGGGCGGTCTTAGCCCCTGTAGTCCTTGGTGGAATGAAGGCTGGTGGTGCAACTACTAAGGCTGTTGCTGAAAAGTTAGGAATACCTGATTTAACTAAAAACATTGTTGAGGCTACAAAAGACATTCCTATTGTTAGAGATATTACAGGCAAGACTGCTGAATTTTTTGGTATGAGTGGTGATGCTGTACAGCGCAAAGCAGACACTAAAATTATCCAAGCTCTACAAAGAGATAGCCTAACATTGCCAGAGATCAAGTCTGCAATGGAGCAGATTAGATTATCAGGATATAAACCAGAAACCATTATGGAGTTTGGCGGAAAAGCCACTAAACAACTAGGAGAAACTGTTGCAAGCTATCCTGGCGCAAGAGTTGTGGCTGAGAACTTAGCAGAGGAGCGAAAAGCTGGAGCAGGCAATCGCATCCTTACAGACTTCCAGCAAGCATTTAAGATCAATAAAGATCCAATGGAGATCGCAGACGATATTATTAAATTAAGAAATGCTGCCTCTAAACCTTTATATGATGCTGCTTATGCAAGTCCTGTATCTATTGGCAGTAAGACTATAGACAATATTATGATAGACCCTGCATTTCAAAGCGCATACGCTAGGGCTAACAGAATTGCTACTAGAGAAGGTTTCCCATTAGCTCCATTAAAGCCAGAAGGCAATACTTTTGACCTTAAAACAATTGACTATGTTAAGCGTGGTATAGACGATGAAATCAATTGGAGCAAAACTCCTGCATCTGGTCTAGGCAAAGATGAAGTTAATTCTCTTAAAAATATTCGTGGCAAGTTTATGAGTGAAGTAGATAGTCAAGCCCCTACTGAATATAAGCAAGCTAGACAAGCATTTGGCGGCCCTACACAAGTATTTGATGCTATAGAAAATGGCAGAGGATTCTTTGATATTGATGCTCGCACACTTAAAAAGACTTATGACTCATTAAATCCAGCAGAAAAAGATGGTTTTGCTATTGGTGCTTATGATGCTATTCGTACTAAGATTCAATCAGGTGCAGATGGTATAGATCAAATTAAGCGTACATTTGGATCACCAGAGAAACGAGATCAAATTAAGGTTCTAATTGGTGATGACGCTTTCAAAAACCTAGAACTGCAATTAGGCAGAGAAAAGGCTATTCGCTCTACCGACATTCAGATCACAGGTGGCAGCCCTACTCAACGCAGAACAGAGGCAGCCAGAGAATTTGAGGGTAGTACAGAGTTAGTTCCACAGATGGCAGAAAAAGGACTTGTAAAGGGTGGCATGGATTACCTATTGCGCTCAGTTACAGGCCCAGGTACTAGAACTGCTGAAAGACTAGCCCCAGACTTATTTTCTGTAGACCCTGCACAACAAGCAAAAGTAATAGATCGTTTAAAATTACTCGATGAATATTTACGCAATCAAGCATTACAACAACAAGTAGGTGCTGGTGTTGTTGCTCCTTCTCTATTGGAATAAAAAATGGCAAAGACAAAGATTTCAGAATTTGATAGCAATCCAGCTAACAATACGGATATAGACAGTATTAACATTGCAGAGGGCTGCGCTCCATCTGGCATTAATAATGCTATTCGTGAGCTAATGAGTCAGTTAAAAGACCAACAGACAGGCGCATCAGGTGATAACTTTACTGTAGGTGGAAACCTAGCGGTAACAGGAACCTCTACTTTTACAGGAAATTCAACTTTTTCTGGAACTTCTGCTGTTGTAGGGACATCAACAGCAGGATCGTTTAGTGGTGCTGGAACTGGTTTAACTGGTACTGCATCAAGCCTATCCATTGGCGGAAACGCTGCTACTGTAACCAATGGTGTTTATACAACTGGAACACAAACTATTGCTGGAGCAAAAACATTTAGTTCAACAATTACAGGAGATATTTCTGGTAATTCTGGAACTGTAACTAATGGTGTATATACAACTAATTTTACTGGCAGCAATCAGTCAATAACGGCTAATGGTTGGCAAAAAATGCCGGGCGGGTTAATTATTCAATGGGGAAAAGTAGTTGCTGCTGCTGGAAATACAACAACAGCAGTTACCTTCCCTTTAGCGTTTCCAAATGCAGTTTTTTCTGTAGTTTCTACTGTTGAAGGTGATACAAATACAGGAGATACTGCTAATCTTGGAGCAATAAAAACAAATGCCATTACAACATCTACATTTAATTTAGTTTATTCTGATGATGTAACATCAACATCAATAAGATGGTTTGCTGTTGGATATTAAAACTATGTCAAATTTTAATAAAAAGAAACCAACCACTAAAAAAGTAGCAACTAAAAAAATTGTACGAAAGAAAGCGTAATCATGGCTAACCTAACAGAAAAAGAGATTGAGGATATTGTTGAAAAGGTAACGGAGAGAGTTATCGAGAATGTCTATACCTCAGTTGGTCGCTCAGTAGTTACTAAACTCTTTTGGACTGTTGGCGTTGCAGCAATAGGCGTTGTTACCTATCTTGCTGGCGTTGGTCATATTAAGATTGGTAGTTAAATGATTCTAGAAACCATTATTGGCGCATTAGTCCCAGTAGGAATTGATGGGATTAAAAGTTTAATTGGAATGTTTACAGGCGGTGTAAAGCCTATTTCTGTAGACGAGCAAATTAAGCTAGACAATAACGAAATAAACAAGCTAGAAGCCATTGCAAAGCTCGATAATCCGTATGGCGTACCTAGCCAATGGGTAATAGATCTAAGAGCTTCTAGTCGCTATTTAGGCGCATTGTTTGTCATTGTTGTTGGTATTAGCACATTGTTTCTGCCTGTTGCTCCTGAGATCCAAAGAATCGGTATTGAGGCTGCCAACATTGCTTTTGGGTTCTTATTCGGTACACGCATTATGGCTAATCTAAAAAAATGAGTTTTGCTAAATGTTTAGAGCTACTATTAAAGTCTGAGGGTGGTTTTACAGACGATGTTCGTGATCCTGGCAATAAGCTGCCAGACGGCAGACCTGGCTGTACCATGCTTGGAGTTACACAAGCTAACTGGGAATCCTTTGTAGGCCATCCAGTTACGCACAACGACATGAAGGCACTAACGCATGAAACAGTCGGAAACTTCTACAAATCGAAATATTGGAATCCTTGCTATTGCGATGTTCTTCCCAACGGCCTTAATTATTTGCTATTTGATTTTGGTGTCAATGCTGGCCCAGGAAGAAGTGTCAAACTATTTCAACAAGCTATTGGCGTTGTTCCTGATGGCGTTATCGGCCCTAGAACAATGGCTCTGGTTACCGAATCTGACGCAACCAATCTTATAGAGAAATTCTCCACAGAGAAAGAATCGTTTTATAGGGGTTTAAAGACCTTTCCTATATTTGGTAAGGGTTGGCTTAACCGAGTGCAAGAAGTCAAGCATATAGCCCTAGATATGGCTAAAAACAGCTAGAATGGATCTGTTAAATCCACATACTTAAAATGACCAACAGGGACATCAAAAAAGAACTCGCCACTAGGCACTTCCCTATTCTTGACCTCTACCAATGGACACTCTTTCACCAACTTTGCTTTCATCCAATACGCATGACTTAAGTCGTGAGTTAGTGCAAAAAATAGAACAGGGCGATCTTGCTGAAATAATTTTGCTTTGCGATGGGCTATATGGATGGTGGGATGGTGGCAAAAGCTCCAGCTCCGTACTTCAACTTCAACAAAGCCAACTAGATTACCTTCTCTGTAAGCGATTAAATCAACTCCATAGACATTAGGGTTTTCCCTACACTCTAGTCCCCACTTCATCTTCATCCAATCCGTTACAGCTTTTCTAGCCGGTGGATCGTACTTATCGTGCAACGCTTGGTCAAAGCGTTTGCCTGCATAATCGGAAGGGTGCAGGCTCTCCTTCGTGAAGGTTAATGCCGATCTCATCTGTAACATTTAAAAGGGTACTTCGTCATCCTCGATGGTATGCTTTGGCATCTCATCGCTACCACGAGGTTTAAAGTTATCCTTTGGTGCTTTTTCTTTGCCGATTGATCCAGAAAAGAACTTACCATTTTTGCCATCTTTTAACCAGGCGTTAAGGTAGTGCTCTTTTCCATTAATCATTACTGATCCAGCGTAATCAGGATGCGTATCTTTTTCCTTACGATTATTCTTGAACAGACTAAAATTTCCTTCTTTCATTTCATAGGCCATTATTTTCTCGCTTTCAATTTAGTTAATGTATCTTCGACCTCGCTTAAGAACTTCTCTACTTCTACTTCCATTGCCTTGATATACTCCTCATCCCTTTCAAGGCGCACTACAAACAGTTGCAAGTCATCTGGTAGCCTAGGGTCAAATGATACGAAATCGCACCACTTAGCCCCTGTTACTGCCATCTGGCATTGCATCTGAGGGATATACTTTGCTGGCGGTTTATCATCCGTCAAATACTCAATATGCGTACTGCTATTGGGACATTTAATTTCAATGATCCCCTCTCCCACAAGCCCGTCTGGGCTACATCCAAAATACTTAATTGTAAGGTGATCTATAAATCCCACTTGTTCTACAAAGTTACCTTTTGCAACCTCATACGCTACTCTAGCTAGAGGCTCGGTCTTTGTTCCCCATTCCATTGCAGCATTAGTAAACGACTCTCCTGGCAATCCTGTAAGCCTTTGGACTACCAACTCAGTCCGATAGTTCTTACGACTTGCAGACTCCCCAGACTTACCCTTAGATAACACATCTGCCATACGACTAGCAGTTACTTTTCCTAATCTAAGTTGATGCCAGGCATCTGTCCCCTGCTCTACTGCTACCCTATCTTCTGTTGTGAAGGTGGTCATTCTTTGGCCCTTGCAAGTTCTTTTAATGTATCTGCTAATGTTGCTACATTTTCAGCAGCTTTAGCAGCCTGCTCATAGTTGTTTTTTATTTGGTAGTTATAGTAACTTTTAAGAGTCCGATTAATTTCTATATAAACTTCTGAGTAATCTGTCATGTTTTTTTGCTATTCGTAGTTAGTTTCTGTGCCGTTGCTGGGTCGCATCGGTTCTTTTTCTGCATTGTTTCCATGTAATCTTTTGTGCAATCATCACAAATATTGACTACCTCTTGGGCATGATCTCTTAGATACAACCAAGCCTTGTAGTCCCATCTCGATGAGTAGCATAAAGGATACCATTCACTCGTCATCGTGCATTGGCTCTTGCTCTGGGTGGACAATAAAATCTATGTCCTCTAATTCGCTCATCTCCCATTTGCGAGAAAACTCAGCAGATAAGGCATCAATCGCAGCGTTCCATCCTAGCATGAAATACTCTTGTGGATGGTATACCGGCTCAGATAAACTATTGAAAGCCTCAAGACATTTTTTATTAATCACTTTCGTTTTCTCCATTGGTAAACGGCAGCATCATTAAGGATTATCTTTTTGGGATGATCATCTAAAGTTCTAGTAAATGTGGCCCTAAAGTCTGTCCACTTTTTCTTGTAGAACTCTTGCTCACTAGCTGGTACATAACCATAATGCTTTTTCCAGCGCAAAGTTATATCTGTAGAGCTAGGGGTATAAATATAATCGTTAAGGTTTTTTTCCATAATGTTTTTCAGCCTCTCGTTTTAAACAAACTTCACATTTCCATCTACTCGTTTTATTAACCTTTACCAGCTTAAAACTATGAGCTGGTCGTAAAACCTGGCAACTAACACACCACCTTGTTTCCATCCCAACCTTCCTTTAAATAGCCAAACTCTGACGCATCGCATACGGCTCTGGTATCTAAACACACATCGCATTTATCCACCCATATCCTATATTGGTGATCTTTTGGTTTATGAACTCCCCAAGTGCTGCCACAAGGGGAACAAACATTATCAGGCTGCTCCTGTGCTAGTTTCATTGAATTGGGCTTTCATTTCGTTATAAGCGTTGGTGACAGCAGCAGTTTGTGTGGGTTTACCTTGGTACTTCTTGTATAATTTAGCAAAGGCCACCTTGAGTTCGGCAGGGCTTTTACTTGCCTGTATTTCCTTTATATCGGGTATTAGCGCATCTTCTGTATCTACATCATCCCAAAGATCCTCGCCCACATATAGGCTCAATCCAAGACCATGTAAGGCAATTGCTTTAGCCAGGCAACGCTGCATAGCAGTATTAACTGCAAACGCATCTGGATTAGGTACGGCTTTATTTCGATAGTCCATGACCGGCAACTGGGCAGTCATAGACTTGCCAAAAGCACTAACTGTACAAAAGACCATTACTGTATCGCCAAACGCTACAGGCTGACCATAAGTCCATGTAGCCAATGGGTCGTGTTGTAACAATGTATCAACGGCCCATGCCCAGCTCAGATAACTAAGATTGTTTTTCTTTTCAATCTTATCTGATACATCTACATTCCTAAGTTCTAAATATGTGCTCATCTTAATTCCTTAAATGTTATCTTCTACTTCACGAGTTGTTCTATCTTCCCAATATGTATAAAGGGTCGAGGATAATACTAAACCAGCTTCATCTGTTTTGCCTTGGGACAGCAAGGTAGCTAATGTAGGCAAGCACTTAATCAAGCCATCATCGTATATTGCTTCACGAATGTTATCTTCTGAATACGGATAGTTATCATTCCTAAGCTCGTAATCAATGCGCTCTTGGATTTCCTCTGCATCATTGTCATCTTCTGGCTCGTAATACGAATCATTGTTATACATTATCTTCTCCACGAATTATTAAAGTTGTTTAAGAATAAGAACGCTGGTGGGTTTTGCATAGGACAATCATTTGTCTGATAGCAAGGGGTCTGACTTACCACGCTAGTCTTATACTGCTTGATTGGGATTGGTGTAAAGGTTGGCATTGATGAACAGCCAACCAATAGAGTTGATAGGATCATGGCAATAGCTTTCATAATGTATACACCCCAATACGAAAGCCATAAGTAATGAGAACTACTGCTGCTATAAAGAATCCTAGCAAACCACCTAGTAGAATATCTTTCATGTTTACTCCTTCACGAGTGTTAAAAAGAACTGCATGGATAAATATTAATCTACAAATGTAGAGATTTTTCACCTTTGTAAAAATATATTTTAAGTGTTGCTTTTTTGCACAGTTTTTAGATGGTGTAGAATAAAATGTCTACAAAGGAGCATATATGAATACTGTTGTAAATACCCCACAAACAAGTTCATTTGACAGGCTGATGGCTGAATTTGGCACGATCAAGACCTTATGCGAAAAGATTGGCGTGAAGTATGTAACGGCCTATGCCTGGAAGATGCGTAACGGCATCCCTAAGAAGTGGCACAAATCTATCATAGAGGCATCTGAAGGCAGACTGACAGAGAACGACCTTGGCTAGTCAAAATGTCCGTACTGTGGCTCTTATGGAGTCTAGGGGCTATATGTGCGATGTGGTAGAAAGTTATAACGCTTTCACAAAGCGCAAGAAAGACCTATTCTCTATCTTTGACATCTTGGCTATTGGCAATGGAGAAACAGTAGGCATCCAGATCACCAGCAAATCCAATATGTCATCTAGGATTAAGAAGATTAGTGAATCAGATTTCTTACCGGAGCTAGTGCGATCTAACTGGAAGATACTGGTGCTAGGATGGTACAAACTGCCGAATGGAAGATGGGCTTGCAAAGAGTTTGAGTTCTGATGTAAGATGTAATTTCCTATTTCGAGGCTCTAACGACATACCAGGGAATAGGAAGATTAGTGCTACTGGGGGTAAAGGATGAAACAGCACAAAGTAGGTGGCGAAGCCAGAGCCTACTCCTTGTAAGTC